CACAGCATCCTGAACTTATTGTAGCATTCCGCTGGAGAGCGGTCTATAAATACTACTATTTTATTATACGAGGTGATTCCAATGCACCGGGAAATGTGAGCATCGGTCAGGGCCTCAAACGCGATGAGAGCGGCGCTATTGCCGTCAGCATCGGCGAAGGCCTTGAATTTGACAGCGCCGACGCGCTGACTGTCCGCAAAGACACCGTTATGACCAGCGATGACCTGCTGAATGAGGAAGAAACCAAGCAGGAGATCGCCGAAATGCTGAAATAATTTTATGGGAGGACACTACTATGTCCAAGGAACTTTCTACCAAGACCACCATCCGCAACCTTACCGCTGAGATCAAGAAGAGCTTCGTCAAGAAGGACGCTTTTACCCCCGTGCAGATCGCCGCTGAAAAGGCCATCAAGTCCGTCGGCGTTACCGGCAACACCATCAGCTTCTTCGCCAGCACCGACAAGACCGGAACCGCCGCTTTCACTGTGGACTTCCCGACCGAGATGTTCCTTGACCAGACCAAGACGGAGTTCGTTCCCAGCTTCGCGTTCAGTGAGACCACCTATCCCGGCGCAACTGACCCCAAGCTGGAAGGCAAGCCGGTCATGGTGCTGGCCGTCAAGGGCGAGAACCCGGACTCCTGCACCTACTCTTTCCTGAGCATGGCCGCTCTGGTCGATACCTATAAGGCTAAGGCCACCGGCAAGGACAAGTCTACCACCGTCACCATCGCTGACTATGAGGTGGATGTCAAGGTCAATGTCTCTGCCGCTGCTGGCAACATTCTGACCCTGAAGGATGACGGCCTGTACGTCCCCACTCCCGAGAAGACCGACATCTCCGGTAAGGCTGACAAGGCGAAGAGTGCCACCGCTGGCAACTTCGCCGCTCTGGACGCAGACGGCAACCTGACTGACAGCGGCAAGAAGTCTGCCGACTTCGTCGCTGCCGAGACCGGCAAGCGCCTGATGAGCGACGACGAGGGTACTAAGCTGGCTGGCGTTTCCGAGGGCGCAACCAAGACCGCCGCCAGCGCCACCAACGGCCATATCACTATCGACGGCAAGGACACCGTCGTGTATGCCGAGCCTGAGAATGTCCTGCATACCGAGGATGTGTCGGACTTCACCGCTGAGGAGATCGCTGCTCTGCTGGCAGATGACTAAGACCGGATAAGGAGGCAGGCCCTATGGCAAAAGCGAAGGTAAAGGCGCTTTTGAGTACGGGGCTTGCCGCACTTTGTAGTCACATCAAACAGTGCGCTACCGCTGTTTCCGCGTTGGCGAATACCACGGCGGACGGCTTTGATGAAGTCGATGACGTCCTGCATGAAAAACAGGACATCACAGCGGCGGTGCCTTTTACGATTCCGACGACTGGCTGGGCGAGGGATTCCACCCTCACCAGCTATTATTATTGTGACATTTCCATTACGGGGCTTTTGGCTACCGATATTGTGGATGTCACTCCGCAGCCGGAGTCCCATAGTGTGGCGCGTGCGGCAGGCTTTATTCCTACCGAAAGCATGGCTGGCAAGCTGCGGCTCCGGGCCGCGAGTGTTCCCACTGCGGCCATCAAGGCGCAGTACCATATCACAAACACTGTGAAGTATACAGAGTAGGAGGGATTTCATGGCATTAGGAGATTTTAATGTTGGCGGCGGTGCGTCGCAGGATGTGGACAAGACCCTCAAAGTCGAGGGCGCACCTGCAGACGCCAAAGCCGTCGGCGATGCGCTGGCAGGCAAGTCGCCTACCAGCCATACCCACAGCAATATGACGGCGGCTACCGCATCCACCGCAGGCAAGGCGGGATTTGTGCCGCCCCCGGCGGCGGGAGCACAGGCGAAATATCTGCGCGGCGACGGCACTTGGCAGACGCCTGCCAACACCACTTACGGTAACGCCACCCAGAGCGCGGCGGGCCTGATGAGCGCCGCTGACAAGAAGTCTCTGGACGCGCTTGCCACCAACGTGCTGACGATCCGCAGCGTTCCTTCCCAGAGCGGGAGTCTGACCTACAACGGCAAGGCCCAGAGTCCTTCGTGGGCCAACTACAATACCCTCGCAATGAAGATCGGCGGTACGACTTCCGGCACGACGGCAGGCAGCTATAGCGCCACCTTCACCCCTCTGGACGGCTACAAGTGGAGCGACGGCACGACCGCCGCAAAAACCGTGAAGTGGTCCATCGCCAAAGCGGCAGGCACTCTTTCTCTGTCTGCGAGCAGTCTGGCACTGACCTACTCCAAGACCTCTGGCACGGTCACAGTCACCCGTTCTGGCACCGGCGCGGTATCAGCAACTTCTAGCAATACCGCTGTTGCCACCGTAAGCGTGTCCGGTGAGACTATCACGGTAACGGCAAAGGCGAACGGCAGTGCCACCATCACGGTCAATGTGGCAGCGGACGGCAACTACAACGCCCCTGCCAGCAAGACCTTCGCTGTGTCCGTGACCCTCGTTTCCAAGACGCTGAACGACAACAGCTGGGCCACCATCAAGTCGGTCAGCGATGCTGGTCAGGGTGCAAACTATTGGTCTGTAGGCGACACCAAGAGAATCACTCTTAATGGCAAGGTCGGAGCCTATACGTTCTCCAACTTCAATGTCGATGTTTTCATCCTGGGCTTCAACCACAACTCCAGTAAAGAGGGAAGCAACCGCATCCACTTCCAGATTGGCAAAGTCAGCGGGAAGGCCGTTGCTCTTTGCGACAGCCAGTACAATGGCTCCGGCAGCTCGGCAATGTTCCACATGAATTCCAGTGACTCCAACAGTGGCGGTTGGAATGGATCGTACATGAGGAAAACACTTTTGGGCAACAGCAATACCCCGGCCAGCACGTTGGAGAACAGTCTGATGGCAGCGTTGCCGTCCGATTTGCTTGCCGTGATGAAGACTGTGACTAAGTACACGGATAATACTGGCGGTGGCAGCAACAGTTCCGGCAATGTGACAGCGACCGCAGATTATCTGTTCCTGCTGGCTGAGTTTGAGGTTTTTGGAACCAGGTATTGGGCCAACCAGTATGAGCAGAACAGTCAGAAGCAGTACGACTACTACAAAGCTGGTAATAGTAGAGTGGCCTATAATCATTCCGCCGTGTCCACGGCGGTGTGGTGGTGGCTGCGGTCTGCTATTTGCAGCGGCAGCAACTATTTCTGCGACGTCTATGCTGACGGAAGTTACGGCAATAACTACGCTTACTACTCGGCTGGTTTGCGCCCCGGCTTTGCCGTCTAATCCTCCGCAGAGCATCTGGCCTCATCACGCCCACGGAAGTGGGCGAAAGGCGCGAACTTTCCCTCAAAAAATCCAAAGGGCGCGTCAGCGCCCCGCGCGTTTTTTGAAAATGGCCTCAAAATGCTATCACTTAACTGTTTTTTGAACGCATACAAAGTCTCGGAAAAGCTATACAATACTGTCAAAACCTGTTCAACAGGAGGTATTATATGGCAACTAACAAGCGCGTGTTCACTCTGAGATTGTCCGATGAAGTTTTTGACAAAATCGGTGTTTTAGCAACGAAAGAACATCGGTCCATCACAAACTACATAGAGTATGTGTTGTTGAAGCATCTGGAAGAAGTGGAGCGAGAGCAGGGAAAAATTGATCTTGACAAAGGAGAATAACTCATGTCGGTTTTGAAGTCCAAGCGCACGGAAAGCAAGGCGGAGTTCGTCAATACGGCCAACCAGATTTATGTTGAGACCCTGAACTTTCTGACCCGCCTTTCGGCCCGGTACTCCAGGCTGGTAGCGGAACAGGTTGCCAAGCTGGCCGGTGAGATTGTCGATTATGCGGAAAAAGCTAACAGCATTTATCCGTCTGATCCGCAACGTGTCGAGCTGCGCAAGGCCCATCTGATTGAGGCTCGTGCGTCGCTCATGGCTTTAGATGTTCGACTGACTCATGTGTACCTTGTGCTGAATCAAAACCCCGCAGGCGCATTTACTAACTCAAAAGGCGAATCCGTTGGCTCGAAAGACGCAACGGAAAAGCTGGATAAGATGGCGCAGCACCTCGGAGAACTGATCGACAAGGAAAATGACCTTTTGAAAGGGTCGATAAAAAATATCGGCATAAAGCAAAGGCTTTGATGCCGACTGGGTGTGCGGCTGTTAATCTGCCTACTGGCGGTGTGGTGGTGGCTGCGGTCTGCTAATTACAACAACAGCAACAATTTCTGCGACGTCAATACTGACGGAAGTTACAACAATAACAACGCTAACTACTCGGCTGGTTTGCGCCCCGGATTTTACAGATACACGGTCACATGGAGTAGCCAAGTGCGAAAGACGACCGATGTAAAAGGAGCTGCACTTCCCTGGGTGAGAATCCCTAAAACTGCTCTCCGATGTCCTTACACGGACGCTGCTTGCATGGTGAGGAATGTGCCTAACCTCATTTCATGTGTAAGGACAACGCACTTTAGACGGCACCCAACAAGACATTTGTACGGAGGGCGAATATTTTGACAAGTCAGGAACGTCATGAAGCACGATACCAGCGCCGCCGGGCAGCACGCCAAGCCCGGAGACAAGCCCGGTGTGACAGCCTTGGTCTTTTGAATGAAGTCTTTTCTTATCGGAAGATGTTCATCTACGGAAAGAAGTGCTGCAATGGGGTTCGCTGGAAGCAGTCCATCCAGAATTATGAACGGCATCTGTTTTCAGGAACAGCCCAGCGGCGGCTGGAAGTCATGCAAAAGAGTTGGAAACCGAAACCGTCTGTTCATTTCACCCTTTGCGAACGCGGCAAGGTTCGGCCCATCGACGCTCCTTATATCACGGATAGACAAATCCATAAAGTCCTCAGCAAGGAGGTCTTGGTCCCCTTGTATGAGCCAAGCATGATTTGTGATAATGGTGCAAGCCGCACCGGGAAAGGTCTGCATTGGCAGTACAAGCGCATCAAGCAGCAGCTGGCACGGCATTACCGCAAGTATGGCCGTGAGGGCGGCGTTTTGCTGCTCGATCTGAAGAAGTTCTTCCCTTATGCACCGCGAAATCTTATCTTTCAGCGGCACCGGCAGCTTATCTTGAACGATGACCTCCGGTGGCTGGCCGATGCTGTTATCCAGAGTGCGCCAGAAACCATTCCGGGACGAGGGATGCCCCTTGGGGTAGAGCCGAGTCAGCAGGAGATGGTGGCGTTGCCGAGCGCAGTTGACAACTGGATTAAATGCCAGTTGGGCATTAAAGCCGCTGGGCACTACATGGATGACTACTACATCATTCTGCCGGATCTGGATGAGCTGAAAAAGCTGGGGCATGAAATTGTGCATCGTTTTGAAGCGCTGGGTATTCCGGTAAACCGCAAGAAGTGTAAGGTTATCCCTCTGACAAAACCCTTTAGGTGGTGTAAAGCTCGATTCACGCTGACGGAGACCGGGAGAATCAGGGTCAATGGAAGTCGTGATGGTGTGAAACGCGCCCGGCGAAAGCTCAAGCTGTTTCATAGAGAATGGCTGGAGGGCAAACGCACGCTACAAGAGGTCGCACAGTACATGGAATGCCAGACGGCTTATTATCGCAACTACAATGACCACGGGCGGCTGCTGCGCCTGCGGCGGCTTTGCTATGCAATTTTTGGAGGTAAAGTACCGTGTACAAAATCGTCAAAGCCAGTGATGGCACCGTCCTTGCCTTGACCGAGGACGTGACCTACATCAAAAAAGCCGACAACGGCTGTTATATCCTCTGCCCGGAGCCTGATGCACTGGGCATTTCTTATGCCGGCACTCCGTACCACCTGTTTGGTCGGAAGCCTCTGGATGATGCAGAGAGCGTCATTCTGGAGCCGACCGACATTGGTGGCTGGATTATGGAGGCGAAAGCTGCCATCGAGGATGCCGACGAGATGAACGTGGGTCAGGCGTATCGCCTGACCCTTCTGGAGCTGAATGTCTCCGATACGGATGACACTGAGAACACCTGATAGGAGGAAAAGGCAATGAGCAAAGCAACGGAAATGGTTCTGTATCGCACCTGCAAGCGCATGATCGAGCGCGGCAGTACCGATGGTCTGGCGGAGAAGATCGATATTTTCTACGCCGCCGGCAAACTGACCGATGAGCACTACGCCGAGCTGACCGGTATGCTCGCCGAGAAGAAAGAGCAGGTCTAACCCATGGTGGAGCATGAACGTTTTATCGCCCGCCGCCGGGCGCGCTTCGACGGCATAGATGGAAAAGTGAATATTCCTTATGGAACCGCCCTGACCTGTCAGGACGGTTTTCTTATGCACAAAAACCAGCGTGTGTGTGCTGTGGGGAGCCAGAACGGCATGGACTGCTTTGTGCAGGATGATGACGGTAACGGCACCCTGCGCGGGGATCTGGTAGGAAACATCCAGCGGAGCCTTGAGCGTCGGGATGCGGACTATCAGACCCGCTGGAACCAGGTTTGGGCATCGGCACTCTGCCAAAAGTACCGCCGCCCGGAATCGGACGACTATTGGCTGTGGGCGAGAGCGTTCTTTGATGCGCCAATACTGGACTTGCAGGCTATCGCCACGCTGGTACAGTGAGAAAGGGGGACGTAATCGATGGCGATTGAAGCTTATTCACTGGCGAGGGATGGAGAAAAACAGCTCTCTGCCAATTTCAAGGTGAGGGAGTTTTACTGCCGGGATGGCAGTGACCCCATCTTCGTGGATTCGGAACTGGTGCAATGCTTGCAGAAAATCCGAAAGGCCGGCACCTATCACCGGCGGCGACCGCACCGCCGCCTACAACGCCCGCAAGGATGTTGGCGGGGCAAAGTTCAGCCAGCATCAGTACGGGAAGGCAGCCGACGTCTGGATCGATGGCGTGAGCGTCGATACGCTGGCGAACTACATCGACCAGTCCGTCTTGCCGAACACCGGCGGCATCGGGCGGTATTACAAAGATGCGGCCCATCCGAGTCGCAAACAGCCGTTTGTCCATATCGATGTACGCAAAGCGCGGAGTCGGTGGCTGG